TGTTTCAGGTCTCAAGCAATAAGCGAACTCATTTACTGGGACATATAATTCCATTGGGTCTTCTTGTTTCATTAAAGAACGAGCATATATGCTTGAAGGAGCCTTTAGGTTTTCTTGAATAACTATGGGTTGAAAATCATGTTCGGGCCTGATTCTAGGCAAAGAAGGAAGTTTTGATTTGCGACATAATGCAACAGAAGCGCCAACTTCACAGAATAACAATCTGGCATCCTTATTATTTCGAATATCAGTCATTGACATTGTCGTATACTGACTTTCGTATGGAGCAAAGCGTTCATACATACGAACCAAATACAGAAATACGTTGGGGGCTCCGCGATTGATATGAATGGCTGAACTCAAAAATAAGGTATTCCAGCATGAGTGTACCAAACCAGAACACATCAATTCCAGAATCCAATAACATGTATAATCAGCATGACCCAACTTGATGTTTTCATCTAACACTTTATAGACATGCGTGCGCAAGTGCCCAGAAAATGTAAACTTCTGAAAATCTAAAACTGTTCTCGAATCAAATATATCCATTACTTTCTATTACGACGCATTTTACGTTTTGTTTTACGCCTTCCTCCTTCTAATGCAGGGGGCAACATATCGCTCCATTTACCTGCTGAACCATCTAAGTTCCAAGCAGGTTCATTGTCTATCGAACTACTTACTGTCTTACTGGAGCCCATATACAAGACACTCCCTGCAAGTAAGCCTAGTAAAAGCAAATTAGTAATTCCCATTGTCCTTACTTGGTAAAATAAACGAGATACTGATATTCTTTGCTACAAGATATTAGATGAACCTTTTCTTTCAGTCTAAATCCAGAACTCTTGATGGTTTCGATTAATGATTCTGTACCGGGCATATACCACCTTTGCTTTTGTTCCCTGTACTTAATTTTATTAGGACTCTTTTCGGTATCATAATATGTCAGAACTTCATCAAAAGAGGCATCTTCTTCGTTCTTCTTTTTATGGAATGTCCCAGTATACTTAAACAAGTCAAAGAAGATTTCAGATTTGGTTTGACGTTCATATGAATAGGATTGCAATGAAAAAGCAGCAAATGGAGAGGCCAAATCAAGCAAAGGATCATATTTGTCAGGTTCAACCATATGAACAATAAAGTATCCACCTGGTTTTGTCCATAAATAAGCATTATCAGACACAACTTTTGCATTCGGAAACATATATATTGAGAAACCCAAAAGCAGGGTATGGCTATAAGATTTGGGAGGGAATATAGTTCCTTGGGTTACATCTCCTTTCTGAAATTTGGCAGAAGGACATTCTTTTCTTGCTTCTTCAATCATTGAACCAGACGTGTCAACACCAAGATAGTCAACACCCAATTTCTTAAACCAACAAGCATGAGGAGAAACACCGCAACACAAATCTAGAATTTTTACATCTGTTGTTGCCCACCCATCTAATGCTATTTGTTCCATAGATACTTTCTCAAATTCTAAACCTTCCCGAGGGTGCCATAAATCTTTGTATATTGAGGCGTACGTTGCATCATAATACTTTTCGGGGTCTTCAAGCATGATACTTTCTCCGGATTCAAAGTCTTCACGCGACGATAGCCAAATTGATAAGGCGTACATACCAAGCATTAAAAATAATATACTAAATATTGCTTCCCACTCCATTATTACTTATCATACCAGTAATTCTCCATAACTTTCCTTCGATGAATAGTTGGTAGACAATATACAGTATCATTATACTTAGCACAAAATCCAGAAATGAAGGAAGCCATGCATATACATCTACGGGCAATCCTTGGAGTTCTTTCATTCGTTGGTATACACTTGCTTGGTCGCGTTCCTTCTCAATCTCTGAATGAATAAATCTAACCTCATCTTCGTCTCCTATTTGAGAGTTTAGCAAATCTTGCTTTGCCTGTGCAGTTGCAGAACGATATAGCGAATCCTGCTTCATCTTATCAAACTTCTGTTGATACGAATCCAGAATTGGTTGAACCTTTTCGTTAGCCTGCTTCTCTTTGTCTTGATGAACCCAACCCTGCCCTTCTTTCACTGTATAATATGACGCCCTTGCTTTTTCGTAGGCTTCAGGATCTTTATCTTTGTTCTGAATTGCAGTCACCATCTCAGAACCAAGTTTTCTAAGTTGTCTATTGCGTTGGCATTCAATATCACAGGCTGCCATTACTTATTTACAGCAAAGTAATATGTTCCTCCAACCATCACTGCCAAGGCTATAAAGTGTGTCATTGATCCGAAAATATCTGAGCACATATATACTCCAATAATACTTGCCAGAACTATTAAAATCTTTTGGATTAGAGGAATTACATCTTTTAATACATTTGATTCATGATCAGTATTATAAATTTCATCTTGAATTTTTTGTTGGTCTGCTTCTTCAGACGCTACGGGTCTAATAGCAAATACATCCTCTAACATCTTTTTCAGATAATCAAATTGTCTTGTCATCATTCCAGAATATGTTGATTGTTCAAACTGAGTTTCAGCCTTCTTTACAGACTCATCGCGTTTACTGTCAATTGGCTGCACAGTTTTAATAATATCAGAATAGTCACTTGAGATTGGTAGACTGAAAATATTTCCAGATTTGCCTGGGGTCGTTGTAGTCATCCACATCTGCTTTGAAGATGGTTCGATAGTGATGCTTTGAGGAGTATAACCTTGTGTATCAACACCGTGACATTTCCCATTCAAGCAACGATTTAGGCTATTTGTAGAATCAATACCAAAAATGGCCGTTTGATCAGCATCACCAAAAATGGCAGAATATTTACCTCCAAATTCCGGAATTATAGACCACGATGTCTGCATTGCCTCATCTGTCATCATAGCCTTGCCATCAGAATCAACACCATACAAATGTCCTGAACTTGCTGACGTTATTTTGATATTCAAATCATCATTTACAGGAATCCAATTACCTGTCATACCAGGTTTAGGTAACTTATATTTCTTATCCCCTGCTTGTCCCCAAATATATGAAGCCGTACTAATAATCTTTTCAATACCATCGGGGGCTGTTACAGTTATCCATTCATCAGTATTGTCTGCTGATTTGATTATGAGTTGATTCTGAAGCAAAACATATACGTGTGCATCATCTGTTACGATATCGCGTAAACTTGACCCAGACGGAAGTTTTACTTGTTTCCAGTTTCCTTGACAAGGCGATTGGCATACCCATACATTGCCTGAACCAAGTCCCCAAAGAAATCCTTTGGCAGATTCTGATACTTTATCTAAACCTCCTGGCATGGCATTCCAATCAGTTCCCTTAGAAATGCCAGACGCTATTATATTATTTAGTTGGTCTGTCAACGTATCATATTCCATTATTATTAAGAAGTTATTTCATCTTACTGTTCCTGATTGCGAACAAATATTCCTTTTTCGAATAGGACTGTAACGATACCATTATCAAATCCACGAGTTTTCTTGTCACGACCGAACATGGGGTCGCCGACTGCTACCTTCTGTCTATACCCAGACGTCAGCACATCGTGTCTCATGCGCTTAAGATACATAGAATAGTCTAAAGATCTTCCAAGTTTTCCGCTAGAGTCAACATTAGGCATTTTAATTATAAGACGATAAAATAATGGATATCAGCAAATACCAAAAAGCAAGAGATGCTGAATTAAAGGCATTCCGTCAAGAGTATGACGATTTAAAGAGACAATATAATCAACTCCTAAGTCAGGCTGTATACGAGACAGACCCGTCAAAACAAGCAGTGTTAGTCAAACAAATTTTAACTACCAATTCAGGATTAGCCCAACACGTGAGAGAGTTTATACAAAGTTCAAGGGATAAGTTTGATCCTAAAATGATATCTGAATTAACTGCAGATATCATCCGGTACCAACAAGATTATGAGATAATACAACAAACTTCTGATAAATCCAAGACCTTAAACGATATCCTGAACAAAGAGAAGAACGAACTAAAAAGCATTCACGAGCAATTTAATATTTGGTTGGGGTTATTGCTTGGAGGAATAGTTATTGTTCTTTTTTTGATATTCAGAACATCTTTAAGACAAGCGACAAAGGCACTAGGATCCCTAACGTCCAGTACTTCCACGTCTGGGATGGGAGACTTATCGGGGATGTAGAATCTTGGTGAAGCAACTTATAAGACCTTTCTTTTATGGGCTTAACTGCTTGCGGGAGTTCCATTGGAGGAGGAGCCTTTTCAAGAATAGAGTCCATAGTCTTCTGAGCAGTTTCATATGCTGATTTGTATTGGGGTTCTTGCGTTAAAAAATATTGAATATAATTGGATTTGAACTGATTTTTAGCAGAGTCAAAGGTTCCTTCCATTTATGTTTAAGTTTGAAGAACATTTGCTACACAATATCTGTGATAAGTGCAGTTCCCTGCAGACTCGGAAAATCTTTGAACTTCTACTACGTCGCCTGACCGAGCCCCAATCCACTTTGCTGCAGGATCTTCAGAATCAATCCATGGGAGTTGCTTTTTGGGATCAGTAATATTAAACTTTTTCTCGAGCGTAGCCAACTCATCCTTGGAGATGATACGATGAGGAGGAAACTTGCGATGAGTTGTAATATCGAACTGAAGACGACGAATCTCAAATACTTGAAATAAAGGTTTCTTTGTATCGTTGTTGTAAGTCCGAATAAAGTCTAGAACATTCTCGGATGGAGGAGAAAGTGTCACAACAATTGCTCCATGACTATAATTATTCTCCTCTGCAAACGTGATATATGATTGGAGGATGTTCTCAGTAACGCGTCCTTTCTCACTAAAGATGATCAGAACGCCACCAATATTGAACATTCTTGTTTCATCGACTGGTGATCCAAGATTGTCTACATTATCTACTTTGATATCGCGACCAACAAGCATTCGTTTGATTGTCTCGATTGCCCTATCTTCCATTTCTTACCCTTGTTGTTATAGATGAAAACTCTTTCCGTTTTAGAAGTATAAATGGATATGAAAAAGTATACTAAGTTTGCATATCTCGGAGCAGGATTAGTTTTAGTTCTTATGGCGGTTGCATACTTTGGCAGAGAGACATTCCAGCCCGAATTTCTTGACCAATCAAATGTCCAGCGGACTCAAGCAAAGGCTAAATCTTCTTATGATCAATCTACGAATGCTGTCCGACCTGACGGAAGATTCGAAGCCCCTCCTATCCAAGGAATGAAATCGCCCTTTCGAGTAAATATATGGGATTCTTATATACCTTAACTCAAGGCAAACTTCATATTCTGTTCAATACGGGCCCGTTGTTCAGGAGGAAATAGATTATCGGATAGAAGTCTTGCACCGGCCTGCTTAGCAATATCTTTGCGGCCTGTATGAAAGGCAATAATGCTTAACTCATCCCACATACGCCATTCATAAATATCACTTTCAACAAAGAGAACATTTACCTTTGGCTTCGGGATGGTTGTAGCATACATAATCATTGATAGAACTTCGGGAGTGAACATATTTTTTGCACGGCATTGCGATGCATAATGAACAAGCGATTCATTTCTGGTAGGACTTAGTTCATGTGCCTTCCAAGCCCAATCCTTGTCATGAAGAAGTTTAGCAATATTCATAGCACTCACACACTGCTCTTCTTTCCATTTGCCCATTTCTACACGTTTCTTATACCACTTAATGGCTTCTGGAATATTTCCTCCATCACGATAAGACTGTGCCAAATAGAAGACATATCGGTCATTGTCTGGTTCTACTTCTAGTTCCTTTAGTAGAACTTCTGCATCTCTTAGATATTTGTTTCCATCTTGCTTAGAGCGGTTTCCCAACGTTCTTCCTACCATAAAAATTTCGGGAGGAAGTCTGATAATTTTATTGTTTGATTTGTCGTTTGTAGGATATTCATGTAGAACTCCAACATACCGCCAACCATCCTCTGTTTTAAATATCTGTGTCCGTTCGTACGTAATATTACCACGTCTAATAGACAAAATTCCAGCATTTGGTTGATGTTCTTGTAGAAGTTGCTTTATAAAGGCTTTACAGTCAGAAGGAAACCCCATTAGGTCATCGGCATCGATCATGAGAATATAATCCATCTTGCCATCACACAACTTCAAAGCCTCAGAACGAGATGCTCCAAACCCTTTCCAGTCTCCGCGAATTACTTCTCCTTGAATTCCAGCCTTCTGATAAAACTCTTCAATAATTTGAATAGTATTATCTGTAGAACCCGTATCTAGAATACAAAAAGTATCAATCAAGGGAAGTGTAGAATTTAACACCTCGTGAATGATATGGCTTTCATCTTTCACAATCATACACAACCCGATCTTGAACTCTTTCGGCTTTCCAAAACGTTCCACCAAAGTGGCAATCAGATCATCTGCAACTACAATGTTGCTGGGAACAGTATCAGAACAAGGTACAGTAATAATCGGCATTCCAGCAAATCTCCAACGCTCACATCTAACTGATTCATAGATAGTATACTCCTTATCTGCATGGAGATTCAACAATACAGAGCATTGGCCTACACGCTTATCACGAGATTCTCCAAACTCATTAATGAAGTCAACAGTATATCCTGCGCGTTGAATGTCATTAATAATGTTTAGGCGATAAGGAGTCGGAGTCCCAATGATAGCAATATTGAATTTCTTATTAGGAACAATACAACTTTTTAGGAACTCTGTCTCACTTGCTAGTTCATTATATGGCAAATAAGTTCCCCTATCAGTGATGTTTGCCTGGGAGTAATCATACACATCTACATCATCCCGCAAATATGTTTTGTATTCAGAAAGTTTGTGTGCAATACATAGTTGTTCGGTATTCAGAAAGCCAATTTTACACTCAGAAGGAAGGAGTTCGAATGGCACACGTCTAATGCAAAGGTAAAAATTATTCTCAGTAAACTTAGGGGTATCGGAATCATACAATACAACTTCGTCCGTTCCTGCAAATGAGTTCACATATTCCGTAAAATACTTAAACTCGGATTTATTTGCTAGAATAACACGCTTCATTTGTCCTTTAAGAGTTCAAAGTACTAAAATAGGTTTCTCTTTAACGAGTGGAATAGTTCCTGCCTGTCGATGTTCCAAAATTTCATCCCATGTAGCCTTCATCTCTGGAAAATGTTTAGGCATCCATTCAGGATCCTTCAGAGTAAGTTTTTGCCTTTTTTGAACAAGCACCCAATATAATATTTGCCACTCCATTGGGTCACCCAGAGCGCTCATTTGCCATTCATGAGTCGTGGAAGTATCCGTAATAGGTTTATACTTAACAATTCCAGAATTGTTAACAGCAAAGCAAGATTTGAATTGGGATTGTGCCTGTTCCCATTCGCTATAGTTTAGCGTCTTAAATTGCATTTCAACATAATCGCATTCCTGTAGCCCAGTACATTCTATCTGAAGTTGCATTTGGTGATAATAAGCATCTGGAATAGGCGTATCGGATGTAAAAGGACGCGAAATAGGGCACTTTAGTTCGATTAACCGACCATTGCGTTCGTCGTTTGTCAAAATCAAACCGTCAGGCGATGCCCCAATAAACGGATACTCGGGATGTTGAACGCAAGATAAATCAACCAACTTTACACCTTCCGTAAAGCAATATATTTCTTTAGCGATTGGCTCGAACCTTGTCCCCCAAATTAAAGCCCCAACTCCAGAACCATCTTGCTTCTTAGGAGGAACCAATTTGGAGATAATTAGTTCACGCCGAGCAGATGCTGTAGCATCTCCGAAACATTTCCAGATTTCAGATGCAGTCAACATTTCTCCACGCTTCGTAAACCACGCCTGAGTACGTTGATCATCAATTCCATAATTAGCGAGAAGATATTCTATCTTTGCTTCCATGCTGTTATATAGATTACGTTAGAACTACTAAAACCCGTTTTCAAGCAAGATACCCAAACTAACAAAGATGGAACAAATTCAGAGCCAAGAACAATGGGTGTTGCATCGTCTAGAAAAGTTTTATGCAAACCCCCAGAATCTCAAGAAGGTGGAAGAGATTCTAAACGGAACCTCTACTCTTTCTTTGCGAATTATAGATTGGTTCGTAACCAATTATGCAAAGAAGTTCAATGTAGCGTTCACGACAAGCAAGAACACGTATGTGATAGTCTATCTCTCATACAAGAGCCATCTAAAAGCATACAGCAAAAAGATGTTCGACCCATTTTGCCGATGCAAACGGATCAAGTTCAAGGGCCTGGACACG